CTGCCTCGTCGACGGCGAGTTGACCCCGGCCGCCGCGGCGTTCGTCGCGCAGCTGCCACCGACCTACATGGAGATCTCCCCCGGCGGTGACGGCCTGCACATCTGGGGACGGATGCCCGAGGCGCGCGGCCGCCGGTACACCACGCCCGAAGGCCTGCACATCGAGCGGTATTCGCGCGAGCGGTACATCACGGTGACCGAGCGCCCGGCCCCCGGATCCACACGGCGGCTCGCCGATCTGAGCGCGTTCATGAGCTGACCTTCGGCACTGCCGGCGGCGGCGGTGTTGTTGGCCAGCCGTCCTGGTGGCGGTCGAGACCCTGGAGGTCAGATGGCGACCCGGAGAAAGCCCGTCCCCCCGAAAGGCCTCAAGCCCGGTGGGCGCAAGGTGTGGAACGACGTGTTGGGCAAGTACGCGCTGCGCGCCGACGAGATGCGGATATTGAAGGACGCCGCGTTCGAGGCCGACCTCATCGACGATATGGCCGCGACGCTGCGCCGAGTCAAGCTGGTCGTGCCCGGGTCGATGGGCCAGGACGTCGTACACCCGCTCGTCGGCGAGCTCGCCAAACACCGCGCGACGCTGGCCGGACTGCTGCGCACCCTGAAGCTGCCCGACGTCGCGGGCGAAGGCGGCGGCGAGACCGCGCCGGGCGCGACACCGAATCAGCATCGCGACGCCGTGAACACACGCTGGGCCACTCGTGGCCGTAGCGCTTAGCGCTGGCCCTGCCCTACTCACAACCGCCGAGGACGAGTTCCAGCAGATCATCCGCTGGTACGAGGAACAACTCGAGGACGCCTTCCCGCCACCGGATCTGGAGTACGAGCCGATCAAAATCGGCCCGATCTGGCAATGGGACAACGGCTGGTCGCTACCCGAGCACACCCTCGGCTGGCGCGTGCTGGCGTGGTGTGGGCACTGGCTGCGCGACAAGAAGGGGCGCCCGTGGCAGATGACCGCGGAGCAAACCAGGTTCATCCTGTGGTTCTTCGCCGTCGACGAGGGCGGCGATTTCCTCTACCACTCCGTGGTGCTCCAGCGCCTCAAGGGCTGGGGCAAGGACCCGATCGCGGCCTGCCTCACGATGGCCGCGATGTTGGCCCCGGTCACGTTCGATCACTGGGACGCCAACGGTAATCCGGTCGGGCGCGAGGAAGAGTCGGCCTGGGTGCAGATCATCGCGGTCTCGCAGAAGCAGACCCGCAACACGATGAAGCTGTTCCCGGGGATGGTGCCCGCGGTGACGCGGCGCTACTACGGGATCCAGATCGGCAAGACCGACATCTGGGCACTCGGCGACACCCGCCAGGCCGAGGCGGTGACGTCCAACCCGGACAGCATCGAGGGTGGACGCCCGACGCTGGTGATCCGCAGCGAGACCCAGAACTGGACCCACAGCAATTCCGGGTTCGAGATGGCCGGCGCACTGGAGGGCAACGCCGCCAAAGCGGAAATCGAGTCTCCGGCCCGGATGCTCGACATCTGCAACGCCCACCGCCAGAGCGAAGAGTCCGTCGGACGGACCATGCGCGAGGCCTACGAGACCACCGCGGCCGATGAGGAGATCGCCGCGGCCGATGTCGGCATCATGTACGACTCCCTCGAAGCTCCGGAGGGCGCACCGCTCACCGCCGACGCCGCACCCGATGTCCTGAAAGCCGTTGCGGGCGACTCATATTGGCTCGACACTCGTCCCACCGGACGAATCGTCAAGTCGATCATCAACCTGTTCAACAGCCCGAGCGAGTCACGGCGCAAGTGGTACAACAGCTCGTCCGAAGCCGAAGACGCGTGGATGAAACTCGCGCACTGGAAGGCCATCGGTAACAAGCACGTACGCCCGGTGCCCGGCGCCCGGGTGGTGCTGTTCCTCGACGGATCCAAGAGCGACGACGCCACCGCGCTGATCGGCTGCGAGATCGAGACCGGCAACGTCTTCTACGTCGGGATCTGGCAGCGACCCCCGAAACGGGATCCGAAGGATCCGTGGATCGTCAACCGTGAACTCGTCGACCACCGAGTGCGCTGGGCGTGCAAGCACTGGGAAGTCCTCGGCCTCTGGGTGGATCCGTCCGACGCCCGCGACGACGTCACGGGTGAGCGGTTCTGGGAGACCTACGCCGACGACTGGGCCGACATCCAGGACTGGGAACTCTGGGCGGTCCCGCGCGGAGACAACAAGCACCCGACGATCTGGGACATGCGCTCGCCGCGGCACGCGGCCGCGCATACCGCCCACGCCGAGCGGTTCGTGACCGACGTCAAGGAACGGCGTTTCTACCACGACGCCCACAAGATGCTCGAGCAGCACGTACGGAATGCACGGCTGCGGCCGGGCAAGTACGGCGTCGGCCTGGGCAAGGAACGGCGCGGATCGCCGCGGAAGGTCGACGGCGCCGTCGCCGCGGTCGGTGCCCGATTGATGCGAAAGACCTGGTTCGTGCTCCATCCGGAGCCGTCCGGAGAAGCGATGTTCGTGTGAGGTGGTGAGGCATTGAAGCGTGAGGCAGCCATTGCGGCCGTGCAGTACCTGTTGACCGGCCCTCGTGCGTACGAGCTTCAGCGCCTGGAGAAGCTGGAGGCGGCGCTACAGCCGTGGACTCCGGAGGGCGCGCTGCGCGCGCTCGAGATCCGCGGGGCGACCTCGGCCCAGATGGCCGGTCCATTGCCCGGCCTGGCGCGCAAGAGTCACACCAACTTCTTGCCGCTGATCCTGGACGTTTTCGGCCAGGCGCTCAAGGTCGACAACTACCTGACCAACATCGCGACGAACACGCATGGCCTTCGGCGCGGCGATCAGGCCGGTCCGTGGAAGTGGTGGCAGCGCAACGGATTCGATGCGAAGCAGACCGGTGTCAACCGTGCCGCGCTGCACTACGGCGTCTCGTATGTGACCGTCCTGCCCTCGCTCCGAATGAAGGACTACGACGGGCCGGAAGAGGATCCGGTGATGTTGCGCGGTGCCTCGCCTCGCAAGATGACCGCGCTCTACGGCGAACCGCTGGAGTGGGATCCGCGCGCCGGCGGCCCGGTCGACGACGCGTGGCCGATCTACGCCATGGAGATGAAGGGTCCACACATCCGGCTCTACGACGAGCAGGTCGTGCACTTCATCGGCGCGAAGCAGGTACCGCCGCAGTCCGCCCTCGGCTGGACCGATCCAGCGTTCTCGAATGCGAACAACTTCGAATACATCGAGGCGCGCACCCACGGCCTCGGCGTCTGCCCGGTGGTGCGATTCCAGGACCGGATCCTGCTCGACGGCGAGGAGCAATACGGGATCATCGAGCCGCTGCTGACCATCCAGGAGCGGATCAACGAGACCACCTTCGAAATGCTGGTCGCCCAGTACTACAGCGCATTCAAGCAGCGCTACGTCATGGGTTGGATGCCCAGGACCGAGGCCGACGCGATGCGGATGGCGGCATCTGACACGCAGTTCTTCAAGGACGCGAGCGTCAAAGCCGGGCAGTGGGAAGCCACCGACCTGGACAACTACATCAAGTCCAAGGAGTCGGCGCTGCGCGACGGCGCCGCGATCGGTCAGGTGCCCGCCCAGCAGCTCGGCCTGACGGGAATCTCCAATATCTCCGAAGCGTCGCTCGCGGCACTCGAGGCGGGCAAGGACCGCAAGGTCTCCGAGATCGAGGCATCCCTCGGTGAGAGCTACGAGCAGATGCTGCGCACCGCCGCACACATCTCCGGCGACGCGGTCTCGGCCGGCGACTTCGCCAGCGAGGTGATCTGGCGCGACCAGACCGCGCGCAGCCTCGCCCAGACCGTGGACGCGCTGGGCAAGATGGCGACGATGCTCGGCATCCCGGACGAGATCCTCTGGGAGGACATCCCCGGCTGGACGCGAGAGAAGGTCAACCGCGCCCTCGAAGCCCGCGACCGCCAGGACGATCGAACCGTCGAGGTCTAGCCCGTGCTGTCCGCCGCGCTGCGGCTGCTGCACAGGGCGATCGGTGCCACCCTGGCGCGGATCATCATGCGCCGCATGCGTTTCGAAGGAGTGCCGGTCACTCCGGAGCAGCGCCAGAAGATGGCACGCGTCCTGCACCGCGAGGTGGTCGCCCAGCGTCGGCGCAGTCACGCGCAGGCGGTCAAGGCGATCAGAGAGTTCGACCCGAGGATCGTCCCGGCCGACCCGGAACCGTACCCCCTTTCTGCGGTTGAGGCGGTGCTTGAGCGGGCGGTGAACCCGCCGCCACCGAAACCCGCCGCCGAACCCGACCGGCCGCGTGAACCCGAGGCCAACTCCGTGGAAGCTGCGAACCTTTCGGAATCTCCGAAAGGTTCGCCCTCGGGCGCCGAGGCGCGCGTCACCGCGCGCACCGAGGAACCACGCCCACGCACCCGCGTCATCGCGCCCGATGAGCCGCCTCGTGAGCGGGCCAGAGTCACAGCCCCCGAGGTGGCCGAACGGCCTCGTGGGCGCGTGGCCGCCCCGTCCGAACTCGACCCGGAATCGCGTCGACGAACCCGCTCCCGAGTGACCGCGCCGACCCTGGAGAACCGCACCGATCCCACGGTTGTCCGCCAGGTCGCCCAACGCGCGACCGCCACCCTGACCCGCCACGTCGCCCAGGCCGGACGCGACGCGATTGTGAACACCGCGCTCGGAGCGGGCGAGGAGATCGGGTGGGCCCGCGTCCTGTCCGGCTCCGAGAACTGCCCCTTCTGCGCGATGCTCGCCAGCCGCGGCCCGGTCTACCGCTCCGACAAATCAGCGCTGCGCGTGGTCGGACGCGGCGGCCGCCCGCGCGGTAGCCGCGCACTCGGAGAGACGTTCCACGACAACTGCGACTGCGAATGCGTGCTCGTGCGCCGCGGCCAGTCATGGGAAGGCCGCGAGGAGTTCGAGCGACTGGAGCGAATGTGGATCGCGGCCAGCATGTTCGGCGGCCAGAACGACGAGGAAGCCCGCAAGGTCTTCAACCGCGCGTTCCGCCGCACCCAGCGTGAGTCGGAGCTCGCCGACGAGATCGAGCAACTCTGGACCGATTCCACAAAAGGCTTGTCCGGCAGTGACGCGCTACGCGCTTTCAGAGCCGCGATCAAGGATGACCCCCCGGCCGCCCTGGCGGCGGCCGG